GCCAAGAGTAGTCCGGTAGCAGTGCCACAAGATTCATGGCATAACTGGAAGACTATCGCATTCACAAGAGAGGGTTGTTTACAATACAATGCCGCTATCCAGTCCAAGAGACCTATAGAAGAATGGTTTTTACGTCAGTTTGGTGTTAGGGTGAAATTCTCCCAGGACGCTCCTTACCTCGGATTTGCACCGAAGCCTGTACCAGTGAAACTCTCAAAGGGTCTCCAATGGCCCAAAGCAGTTCACAATTGGCAAATTGTCAATCAAAGGAAATGGTGGATGACAAGAGGTGTTCTAGAGAAGGAATTCCCTGAAGGATGGGCAAACAGGTCAGCTGGTAAGCTGATGCTGGTGCACACTAAACATGATGTCAAAGCACTCAAGGGCTTACTGATTGGTACCGTTGAGTATACAGGATCGGACATCGGTAGCCGAGAACCAATCCTAAGAGATTTCATGATTTCTAACCGCGCATCAAATCGTGATGATATCGGTAATTCTTGGAAGACAGAGATCTTACAAACCTCCGATAGAACAGAGAACAAGAACAGTATTGAACGTCTGTGGAACAGGTATATTCACAAATTTGGTCAAACAAGTTGGTTTGATCAGTTCAAGATTGACAAGTTGGAACAAGGAGTTATTAAACACTGGGACGCAGAGACTGAACTATACCTTAATAGTGATATTGGCACATGGATGAAATACCAAGATGAACATGATGTGTTGTACCAGAATTGGTTTATGGGTGACAAGCTCTATCAACTAAAACGGTACAGACCTGGGACTTGGAACTATCACCTCGCGTATCTGTCAGACTGTCTTGGCATAATGAAGGTTATTAACCCAATGATCTACAAATTCATGTTGACGTTTTGCATGACATACAACTTGACTTACAGTATAGTTTCAAAAGTCATGAAAGAGTTTTCAAACATGATCAAAGCTTTCAATAATGATTGGTCTCCTGATTGGCAACAATTCATAGACCTAGCCAGACTTCAAGGGTTCAGCTTGACATATGACACCGAAGCCTATGTCGAGGATCTCGAATCATGGTTGTTGACAACTGATATGAGCAAACATGCAATAGATGGCTCAGAAGAGGAGTTTATCAAACAATTTGAACTCTCGGTAGAAGAGTTATTAAGTGAAGAAGTTCCCGTCAACGACTATACACCCAGTGAATTTATCGATGCCCCACATGAATGGGCAGTATCTGGGTCCGCCAAAGGCTTGACGGAGCCACCGAACGTTGTGATTGACGGGAAGGTCCAGAAATTAAAACAGACCAAGAGAACAGCTGGATTCTTCGCTGATCATGATCAGCTCATGGAACTGTTTTACAAGACCACTTCCGATAACTACATCTTCGACAAATCTGAACCCATCAGGAACAGACCCGTTGTCAACTCTTCTATAGATATGTACCTCAAAATGTGCTATTTAGACAAACTTGTATATAAGATGGTGAATCCCAAACACCAACAGTCGTCACCGATATTTGATAATTTCGACTACATGGCCGACAAGACCTACCAAGCAAAACATATCAATCAGGGAGAGAAGGTTTGCTTGCCCATAGACCAAACAGGGTTCGAGCGGCAGACGAATTTCGAGATGATCGATGCTATTATCAGAGTAATAAGGAAAAGACTCAACACCGATGATGTCCATTCACATGATGCACTCAACAGGATACAGCTGGCGATCAAGGATTCCACAATCCATTTCCCCGGTACGCGCATTGACGGTGCCAGAATCATCAACGGATTGTCTTCCGGCTGGAAGTGGACTGCTTTGTTCAACACCGTGATAAACATTGCTGAATTCTTGACGTGTGCGAGACTCACTAAGATCAGATACAGGAACTTATGTGCTCTGGGTGATGACACAAGAGTGTGGACACAAACGTTTGGTGAGGCACAGCAGATCCTTGACTTCTACAAGAGCTGTGACATTAAGATCAACGAAAAGTTGGCCATCATGTCTCGCACGTGTGATGAATTTTTACGCAAGGTGACAGAACTCATCAGAGGCAAAGGTGTAGTGCACGGATATGCTAACAGGATGCTAGTCTCGATATGCTACAGGAATCCCAAATCCAGAGAGCCGAGTGATGTCAATGAAGCTATCGAAACAGCTGTGTCCAATTGGTTTCAATTGTTCAGTCGGATTGGTGAACTTGACATAGTCAAGCGTCTTGAACCTATGATGTACGATGACGTTGATCAAATCCTCAAATCGTACAAAATTAGAGACATAGATCATCGTGTGTTGCACACCCCTCGTCAGGAAGGTGGGTTTGGTGTTAGCTCTTTGAGGATCGGTGGTCCTTCACTAGTGTCGGAGTACGAGGTCAAAAATCTACGTCATGACATGACCCTACGCTCTAAAAACATAATAAAACATTTGATACGTCGACATAACCTGACGGATACGGTTTATGAATTGGACAGATCATTCATCGGATCCTTTTCTTCAGAGATGTCAAGGCGGAAAGTAACAGAATACAAGGTAACTTCCGATCATAGTAATCGATCAATGAGATCATTCAAGCGGAAATTATTCACTGAAAGGCGAACTATTGCCAAATTAGTCGACTTCGGCCGTACCTTAATCACCATTTTAAACGGCAAGCATGCTGTTAAATCTGAAGACCTCCCCTACCAGAAGGCTTTGATGGTTCCAACGGCCAAGGGTACGATGCAAGCAAGTGGGTTCTTTCAATCTATTTATGATAAGACCCCTGATGATCAGAAACCATCTCTATTCAAGAATGAAGCCGTCTTTGTCAAACTTGTTTCAAAACTTGGTCTTGGCAGAGCAAGGCAAGTGGTTTTCAAGGGTGTTTCCTGGTCAGAATTCAGATATTGGGAATTTGACACGGATTTCTTCAATTTGATCAGTTCTCAATTCGTCCTTTTTTGGTATGAAACCAATCTCTACAGATCTATGTCACAAAATTCACTTATGTTAATTTTAGAACAACTTCTTCCCCCCTTGATGAGTGAACTCAATTTTGAAGTTCACTCATGATCGGGGTCCCGTTGATGTCACACTTTAACTAGTGTCAACTGGCTGGAGACAGACATGACATCCGTCCAATGTGTGTAATCGAGAGAGACTGTGGGTAAACTGGGAAGTAGAACCACAACCATCTCGAACAGGTTTAAAGACCTG